TCCTCACCACGTCGATCATCGACACGGGCGCGGCGTTGATCCCGCAGAACGGGTCTACCCAGCCGGGTGTCCTGCCGACCACGTACTTCGGTACGAACACGGCGCTGCTGCCTCCGGCGGTCGGGTACGAGAACCTGTACCTGATCCCGCGGGACCGCAACTTCCTCATCCGCCCGTACGTTCGCGAGGCCGTCCCGCTCGATGTGTACCCGACCACCACTTCGCCGGACCAGCTTCCGTATGCCATCATCACGGACACCACATTGGCGACCCGCGGACCGAAGTATCTCGGCCGGCTGGCCCGAGTTGCCGTAAGTGTCTGATTCCTACCTGTTCTAGTGAGAGCCCCGGCACTGCGCCGGGGCTCTCACTTCACCCGCCCGGGAGGGGCCGAATGCATCTACGTAAGCACCGGGCGGGTAGCACCTCCCACGGTCACGTCTGGGACGAGGACGGCCAAGTCATCGAGGTGCCCGACCATCACGGAGCGGAACTGCTGCACATCCCCGACGGCGGCTTCGAAGCGGTGGACCCGGCAACCCTGCCTGATCCGGAACCGGTACTGGTCGATGACGAAATGGTGGAGGAGCCGGGCCTCGAACCGGTCCTGACCGAGCCGGCACCCGTCGAGGACGCGGCGGTCGACGAAGCCCCGAAGCGCCGCGGTCGGCCTCCGAAGCTGAAGGAGTAGTCGGTGGCCGACTCGGCGACCCCGCTGTGCAACTGGGCGCAGTTCACGTCGGGGGCGTTCGCCGACCTCGGCCGCAACTACACCCCTGATGCGCAAACCGCGGTCCTGCTCGAAGCGACCCGGCTGTGCGAACAGTCCGTGTCCCGCAGGCTGGCGCCGTTCACGGCGATGCCGGAGACGCACCGGGCGCAGGGCATGGACCCCGATGAGTACACCGACGCCGCGAACCTGCCCCTCGACCTGGCCGGCACCCTCGGCCGGTCGTACGCGATGGCTTTGGGTGCCTCCACGCTGGTGCGGCACTGCTGGCTCAACGAGTTCGCGCCCAGGTACCCGGAGTTCTGGACCTACTCCAATGTGTCGATCCAGATCGTTCGGTCGTACGGCGGATCCCAGACCTTGACCGCCGCGAACCTTCAAGGCCCCGAGCCGGACTCGGGGCACGTGTGGTTCAACCTCGGTTTGTTCATCCCCATCGGCAGCCTTGTCAGGGTGACCTACTCGGGTGGATACACGACCATGCCGGCGGACCTGGTGCGGGCGGGCAAGCTGATGACGGCGTCGCTGATCATTCGGGAACTGGCCCCGTCGTCGCAGTCGCGTGACCCGGAGATGTTGCACACCGAGGCGGAGATGGCGTTGGCCGGCTACGGCCGGGACTGACCGGGGTGGTGGTTCATGGTTGCCACCGGTACCGCCGACGCCGTGGCCCGGGAGACCGCCTACCTGACCACGGTCGGGGATGGCCTGCCGGCCCTACTTGCGACGGCGGGCGGCCCGTGGGACACCGTCCAGGCGTACTACCCGCGCACCCCGTACGAGATGCGCCGCTGCATCTACGTGCTGCGTCACCGCATCCAGCAACGCCGCTGGGGTGCGCAGCGGGTTGCCCACCAGTACCCGTTCCGGCTGATCTGCTGGTGGCCGATCCTCGACGCCACCGGATCGGCGGAAGTCGAGCAGCAGGCATTCGACAACGCTCTCGACCTTGTCCTGCAACGGGTCCTCGGGCCATTGGGTAACAAGACCCACGGCGGCAGGTTCCTGTCCGTTGGGGAGAATCCGTCAACGGTGGATGTGGACTTCACCGACCCGGAGCATTCCGTGCCCACCCTGGGCGGGTTCCGGGCTGAGGTGACGTACTCGGCGGACGATCCCGAGTTGAACGCCTAAACCCGGGGGTGGCGGTGGTTCGGCGCGGACACAAGGCGTCCACCGCGACCCGGGCGAAGATCTCCGCCGCCCTCAAGGGCAGACATCATCGCGGTCACACCATGTCCGCCACAGCCCGGGCGAAGATCAGCGCGAAGCTGCGGGGACGCCACCACAAAGGCCACCCCCTGTCAGCGACCGCCCGCGCGAAGATCTCCGCCAAGCTCAAGGGCCGCCACCACCCCGGACACCGGGGTGGGCACCACAAGGGCCACCGCGTGTCGGCGGCGACCCGGGCGAAGCTCGCCGCCCGGATGCGTGGCCGACGGATCACCCATCGGCACGCCAGTCACCAGCGCCGGCACCACTACCGGCAGCACCACTTCATCCACCGCGCCCGGCACCTGACCCGACGCCCGCGACGGCACCTGCACATCCGCCGTCACCGACGCTGAGCAACCCCTATCCGCTTTCCCGGCCACGGGCCGGACCTTCACTGCGCCCGACAGGAGCCCGCCCGTGCGCTTCCGAAACGACACCGCCCTCGACATGACCGTGCACCTCGACCCGCCCGTGAAGCTCGCGCCGGGGGAGGAGATCGACTCCGAGGTGCACATCATCGGCCTGACCCGCCTCGATGACGAGCCTCCCACCGAGACGCCGGCCGAGGCAGCCGTACAGCCGGCAATGAAGTCGCCGAAGACGAGCGGTAAGGAGCCGGTGCTGTGACGCTACTTTCCCGCGGGTCGATCCTGGCGATGGCCCGGGAGACCGCCGCCGGCACCTATGTCGCGCCTAGCTTCACGGTGCCGTTCACCGGCGCGTCGTACGACACGATCTATGCGCCGCTGCGCGACGAGTCGATCCGCAACAACGACGCTGTCCTTCAGGGCCTGTACCAGGGTGTAGGCGATTCGACGTGGGACATGACGTTCCACGCCTACCCGGACATCATCGGGAACTTCCTACGCTTCGTCGGCACGGACACCGTCACGGCGGCAACGGCGACGACGCTCGCCGCGAACTACACGGCCGGCGGGCCATCGCTGTCCACCGTCGCGTCGATCCCGGCTGGGTCCACCATCCGCATCGACACTGCGGGGAACGTCGAGTACGCGACAACTGGCACCCCGTCCGGGGTCGGCCCGTACACCATTCCGATCATCACCCCCGCCGCGTCCCTGGCCCTGAACCATTCCTCCGGCGTCGCAGTTACCACGACGACGACGCACACGTTCAAGCAATCCGCCCCAACCGTCCGGCCGACATCCTGGTCAATCTCCACCTTCGAGGGTGTCGACTACCGGGGCTGGCCCGGCTGCCAGATCTCCGAACTTCAGTTGAAGATCGACCCGAAGGCGACGATCACCTGTCAGGTGAAGTTTGCAGGCTTCCCCGAGCAGTCGGTGTCGTCGTTCGTGTACGCCGGGTCGACGATCCAGCCGAACCTCGGCTGGGGCTGGGCGATGACCAACGCTGGCGGGTCCAGCACCCGCGGCCTGACGTACGACGTGACCCTGAAGCGGGCCGTGGAACCGATCCATGGCTCGAACGGATCGCAGTCCCCGGTGGAGGTGTTCCCGGGCGCCCTGGAGATCGACGGGGCGTACAAGGCCCGTTTCATCGACACGACGGACTACAACCTGTACCTCAACAACACCCAGACAGCCACGACGGCAACGCTGACGAAAGCCATCCAGTTCGGCGGGGAATCCCTCGCGGTGACCATGTCGCAGTCCGGCTGGACGAAGGGCGCCCGCAACCTGTCCGGCGTGTATGTCGACGCCGCGTTCAGCCTGTCGGGCATCTACAACGCGACGGACGTTGGCATCGCCCAGGTCGTACTCAAGTCCTTCACCACCTCCTCGTTCTGACAGAAGGGGCCACATGGCCGGATACCTCAATCGCTTCATTGACCTGGGCTTCCCCGACCTTGCCGGAGTCGACGACAACGGCAAGGCCATCGTCTGGGTGAAGATCCGCAACCCGCGGCTCATCCCCGGCGAGGACCTCATCGGAGCCGCCGACAAGGTCCAGATCGACGCGGACGGCAACGTGGTCGACACGGGCGCGGCAGCAAAGGAGTCTTTCGCGGCGTTCGCGAAGCTGATCCTCGCCGGGAATGTGTGGGACGCCAAGTGGGTCCCCGCCCCTGACGAGAACAGCGTCATCGACTGGGACGCCGAACCCCCGCTCCTGTCGATGCCGCCGAGCCCGGAGCAGATGGGCCGGTTCCCGATGGAGATCCTCAACGCCATCGGTGAGGAGTTGAAGAAGGCAAACCCTCAACGGAGCCCGGAGCCCTCCTCTACGACGACGTCCGCCTGACGATCGAATCGATCTATGACGGAACGTGGGCATCCGGGCCTTGGCCCGAAGAGGTCGTCATCGCCGAGGTGCTGCTGGAATGGCACTGCTCCTGGATCGATTGGTTGGCTACACCGCCGTACATGCAGCAAGTCCTCGTGGATGTGATCCAGGCCAAGCGGCAACGTGACGCAGACGACGCCGATCAGCGGCAGCGCGAACATGACAAGGCGATGCGTCAGGCTCAGGCGGGGCGGTGAGCCTGTGGCGAGGGAACTGGCGCCGGGCGTGTTCACCGCCGTGTTTACCCGGCTGGCCGCGAAGACGGCCGCGACTGGTGCGGCGGCGTTGACGTCGATCGCGTTGGCCATCGAGCGTGAGGCGAAGCTGAACCTCGGTCGTTCAACGCACGAGTTCGGTACCCCCACACCGGCCTCGGCTGGTGGTCCTCCGGCGCTGATCTCGGGGAACCTGCGCCGCGCAGTCACCCACAGCCGGCCGACGCTTGCCGCTACCGGTGCTGAGGTGAAGGTCGGGTTGGCGGTCGGCTTCTACCCGCCGTACGGCAAAGGCAAGCGGACCCCGGCGAATAAGTACGGGTACTACCTGGAAACCGTCTGGAACTACCCGTTCCTGCACCCCGCGTTCCGGAAGGTCACCACAGGCGGGGATGTGGGCCGGTACGTTGCAGCCGAATGGCGCCGATCCTGATCCTGCATCGCTGGACGGACGGCGGTGGGTCGGGTGTCCACCGAGATCGACGACCTGTACCTGATCCTGCGGGCCACGTACGCGCCGATGGTGGAGGGGTTCGAGGCCACCCAGGCCGCCGGGGAACGCATGGCCGAATCGGTCCTCGTCGCATCGACGGAGATCACCACCCATGTTGAGCGGATGGCCCTGGCGGTCAAAGCTGAACTCGGCGTGTTCGATGAGGCCACCAATCAGGCCCGCTACGACATCGACCGACTGCGGCAGGCCACTATCCAGGCGTCTATCGACATGGAGGCGGCCTGCTGGCGGTCCGTGAGGGCCGTCGAGAAGCTTGACGCCGCAACCTACAAGCTCAAGGACACGCAAGGATTCAAGGCCGCCCGGGCTGGCGCGACGGCCGGTGCTGTCGCATTCGATCTGTTCGCTGTCGCCTCGATCAAGATGGCCGGGGACTTTGAGTCCTCCACGGTGCGGCTGGTCACCTCCGCCGGGGAGATCAACTCCAATCTGGGCACGGTCCGGCAGGGCATTCTGCAGATGGCCGGGGATGTCGGGGACTCCGCCGAGGAACTGGCCCGGGCCATGTACACCATCGAGTCCGGTGGGCAGCACGGCGCCGACGGGCTGCTGGTGCTGCGCGCCGCCGCCGAGGGGGCGAAGGCCGAGAACGCCGACCTGACCGTGGTCGCCGACGCCGTCACCTCCGTGTTGCAGGACTATCACCTGAAGGCGTCCGACGCGGCGATGGTGACCTCGAAGCTTGTCGCGGCCGTCGGTGCCGGAAAGACCACTTTCCAGGAGTTGGCCGCATCTCTGTCCGCAGTCCTGCCCATCGCGTCGAACGCCCACATCTCCCTGGAGGACGTCACCGGCGCCCTCGCCTCGATGACGGTCCACGGCATGTCCGCGTCGCAGGCCAGCCAGAACCTTGCCGACGTCATCAAGCACATGGGCGCGCCGACGGATGTCATGAAGAAGGAGCTCGGACAGCTCGGAGTTTCCTCCGGCGACCTCAGTGACATGCTCGGCCAGAAGGGCATCACCGGGACCCTCCAGTACCTGTCTGAGACGATCCTGTCGCACATGGGGCCATCCGGGAGGGTGCTGCTCAACGCCTTCAACCAGTCGAAGGACGCCGCACGCGACGCGAACCTGATGATCGCGGCGATGCCGGCCCGGTTGCAGGAGATGGCCCGCGGCTACCAGCACGGCGCGATCAGCCTCGCCGACTGGCGTAAGGAGCTCAAGGGCCTGCCGGTGGATCAGGCGAACCTGCTGACCCAGTTCGCCGCTTTGCAGGCGCATTCTTCCGGCTTCAACGACATCCTCAAGGCTGGCTCCCCGGCGGCGCAGACGTACCAGGATGCGCTGCGGCGGGTTACCGGCGACGCGACCGGCCTGAACGTGGCGTTGATGCTCACCGGGGAAAACACGGACTACGTCAACAACGCCGTCCGAACCGTGTCGGGGGCGACGGCGGAGGCCGGCGGGCACGTCAAGGGCTGGTCGGAGATCCAGGCCACGTTCAACCAGCGCCTGTCGCAGGCGAAAGCGTCGTTCGGGGCACTGGCAGTTGAGGTCGGCGAGAAGCTGCTCCCTCCGGTATCGAAGTTCCTCGGCTGGCTCGCATCAGGTGCCGAATGGTTGACGAAACACCGCGTGATCGCCACCGGTCTCGCGGTGGCGATCGGCCTGCTGGCTGTGGCGTTCACGATCGCGACGATCGCGATGTGGGCGATGTCGGCCACCCCGGTGTTCTGGATCATCGCGGCGATCGTTGTCGTGGTCGGTCTGCTAGTGATCGGGATCTATGAACTGGTGAAGCACTGGCACACCGTCTGGGGTGCCATCTGGGGCTTCATGAAGATGATCGGCCACTGGTTCGCATCCGATTTCGCCGGATTCTTTGTCATGCTCTGGGACAAGATCTGGGGATTCCTGAAGAACGTCGGACATTTCTTCGCCTCAGCTTGGCGCGGAGCGGTCGACGGGGTCATGTCAGCGGTTCACTGGTTCGAACGCGTCCCGGACATGATCGGCAATGCGATCCGGGCGCTGCCGGGCCGGCTGGAAGCCGTCGCGAAGGCGGGCATGCACCTGTTCTTCCGGGCCATCGGCTTCGAACTGGGCCTCGCCTACGACGTGTTCGTCCGATGGCCGCCGAAGGTCGGCGCGTTGCTGGTGCGCCTGTTCCTCGACGCCGTCCACATCGCCCACGTCGGCGTCGACAAGGTCATCGGGTTTTTCTCCTGGCTCGGCCAGGAATCCGTGCGACTGGTCAAGGAATGGTGGTCCGAAACCACCTCCGACATCCATCACGGCGTCGTCGCCGCCGTCGGATTCGCGGCCGACCTGTACCACGGGGTCGTTCACTGGGTCGAGGACACCTACCACCGCGCCGTGGCGTTCGTCGCGCACCTCATCGACGATGCCGTGGGGTTCTTCCACCTGTTGGTCACCCGAGGTCCGGAAGCACTACACGACCTGCCGGGCAACATCGTCAAGGCCGTCTCCGACGCCGGGCACTGGCTCTACGACGCGGGCCGCAACGTGGTCCACGGCTTCCTCGACGGACTGCGGTCCATGTGGCGCAGCGCCGTCGACACCGTGAAGGGCTGGGGTCACGACATCATCCAGGGCTTCCACGACGCGACCGGTATCGGCTCACCGTCGAAGAAGTTCGCCGAGGCGGGGAAGAACATCATCCTCGGGCTGGTGCAGGGCATCAACGACCATGCGCATCTCGCGGTGGGGGCGATGGCTCGTCTCGGCGGCGGCTTGTCGCTGTCCCCGTCGGTCGGGGTGGGTGGCCTGTCCGTTGCCCGGGGCGGTGGGCTGTCCCTGACGGCCCGGTCGGGCTTTGCCGGGTCGATCGGTGGGGTACCAACCGTGAACGCGGCGTTCGACCTGTATATCGACGGCAAGCAGGTCCGGGATGTGAACATCAAGCAGTCGCAGCGGTACAAGGCCCGCAACAACTCCACTGGCCTGACCTGACAGGCCATCCGGCCGACGCCCCGAAGGCGAGGGTTGGATGGCCGTCAACGCGAACTGGCCTTTGACGGTCACCCAGTTCTCTACGACGGACCCGTTCGATGCGGGCGCCTCCCCGGCATGGGTGGACCTGTCCGCCCGGCCGGTGCGGGAGTTCTCCGACGCCGTCGGTCGTCAGTACGAGTTGGACACCAACCAGGCCGGCGAAGCCTCGTTTGTGATCTCCGACAAGGACGAGGCGCTGAACCCGGGCAACACGGGCTCCGCCTACTACCCGAATCTGAAGCCGTACCGGCAGATCATCGACCAGGCCATGTGGCCACCCGTACCGGTCGGTAGTGCGGTGAACCTCCTCGTCGGCCAGGTGTCCCCAGCGCTTGATCCGACGTTCGAGTCCTACGCCAACGGGGCCAGCCTTTCATGGGTGCTGACCGTCGGCTCCGGGGTCGCCCCGACGGCGACGACGGTCAACCCGCAGCAGGGCACGAAGTGCCTCACCTATGCGGCCACGGCCGGCAGTGGCACTGACGGCGTCGGCCTGACGATCACTTGCATCCCCGGCCAGCAGTACACGGGATCCCTGTACCTACGGCAGACCGCCGCGAACACGAACCTGATCTTCATCAACGGTGGGGCATCCGGCACGAGCACCACCACGACCGGCGCGTATGTGCGCCTGTCGGTGACGTTCACCGCCACCCAGCCAACCCACCAGCTGTGGGTGACCAGCTCGGCCACCGCGAACTCCGGCACGGTGTGGGTCGACGCGATCCAACTGGAGCCCGGCGCATCCGCCTCCACGTTCTCGTCGTCGACCTCGTCCCCGGTCATCTACGGCACGTTCGGCGGGTTCGTCGAACGCTGGCCAAGCAAATGGAACCACCGGGGCATGTACGGCATGGCGGAGATCACGGCGGTGGACGGGTTTGCGATCCTCGCTGGTCAGTTCCTGCAAACCGAGTACCGCAACTCGGTTCTCGCGAAGTCGCCCACCTACTACTGGCCGCTGTCCGAACCGGCGGGTGCCACAAGCTTCGCGGAGATCAGCGGCAACAGCGGGCCGCCACTGGTCCGTGTCGACGGCAAATACGGGGCTGGGCCGACATTCGCTGCCGGAACCCAAACCGACATTGCAGGTGACCCGTCCGGGTCGGGTCTTTCAGCGAACACCGCAAGCGTCGGCACGAACCCGCCGACATCCATTGCGGCGGCCGGAATTTCCGGGCTGACAGGTATCGGGTTGGGTGGCGCCCCACCGGTTGCCTACACCCTCGCTGTCTGGTCCGCGCATAGCACGGTGAATGCCCTCGGCGGATTCACCCAGTTCATGATTTACATCGGCAACACCTCCGATGTAGGGGTGGCCGGGGATCCGATGGTGGCGTTCCAGCTCGACAGTTTGGACGGCTCACCGAACACGGTTCGGGTGTTCAGCAGCTACGTCGGGGGCCCGTCGGCGTTCCTGCCCGTCACGGACGTCTGGGCCGATGGAAAGCCGCACCTGTATGTGGCGACGGTGTCGATCACGTCCAGTAACCTCGTGGCGACGTTCTACATCGACAACGTGCAGGTGGCCACGGCAACGAAGACCCGGTCCGGGTCGCCCTCGCTGTTTGGCCAGTTCGCCACAGTGGTTGAGGTGGGCGGGTTCGTCAGCCCCACGAAGGGCTCAACATCCCCGGCCATCCCCGGCGGTGTGTATTCGCACCTCGCGCTGTGGAACCGGGCCTTGAG